GCTACGGTTGATGAACTAGGGCGTAGCCTTATTATATTGCTACCCGACGCTCTAGGACTCTCTAGTGGCGAAATAGAAGTAGTTACAGCCATGGGAACTGTTTTGCTTAATAAACCTTATGAAGCTACCACAGTAAGTGTATTTGAATCAGCTCCAACCAAACCAGTTATTTTAGATTTAACATTAGATGTTATAGATAATATGTTAATTGTTAATCCGCCCAAAGAAGAAGCAAGCATAGAAGAAGAAGCTACAAGCACACAAACTGATAGCGTATTAGACTTTAACGACCTAGATATAGATTATTTAGCAGAAGATTTTTTGGAAGGAGATGATTTGGGTTTTACGGAACTGGATATAAACTACCTTGATGTAAATTACTTAGAAGACTTACTTAATGTTCTTGACGCACTAGCTATTGCAGATGATGAAGACCAATTAGCACAAGCCACAAGCACGCAAATTAGCGGCACTTCTCTTGGCAAAGACGCTGAAACACAAATAACAACAATTATTACAGGAAACCTTGTAAGCCTAAGAAGAGAAGTAAATGAATCTGTGCGAGTAGATTTAGATGGCTCAAATGCCTATACAGTTATACTTATACAAGATGGAATATCTAATGTTATAAAAGTAAATGGTGGTAGTGATTCAGTAATTACAATAACTCAGTCAGATTAATTAAGTGTAGAAAAGTGTTGACTTCTGTTTATTTGTCTGTATAATGATAAGTATATTAAAAATAAGGAGTTATTAATATGTTAAATTTTTATATCAAACCGATACCGAAACACAAAGAAACAAAACAACCTAGAAATATTGTTAGGTTTTATAACGACCCAACTTTAGCAAATAGACTGTCTCATGGTTATCATCATTTTGAAATAGGAGATGTTGGTTGGAAGTGGGTAAAGATAAGACCAGCTTATCTTAGCACACACAGAGCAAATCATTGGACTAAAATCAAAAGGTCTAAATGGGACGAAGTGCAAAAGTGTAAATCATTTACAATCATCGAGGAGAAACAAAATAATGAGTAAGCCTACACTACAAAAATGCTACGAGAAAATGACATTAATGCTACAAAATTCTAACGACTTACTTTTGTTTTGTGTGTGGGATAATGGCAAGCCTGCTATAGCACTAGGTTTAAAAGACCACGAATCGTTAACCCCTCTAGCTATAATGTTAGACCAGGCAAGGTGTGACAATCTTGAGCCTGCATGGAATAACTTTGATGATATACAAAAGGTTATTACTAAAGCGCAAGAGTTAGAAGACAGAACAACCAAAGAGCAGTTTGATAAACAACATGTTGCGATTGATAAATTGTTTGAGAAGTCAGACTATTAAATGAAGAAATTAATACTACCTATACTGATTACACTAGCATTACCTCTAGTGTTTCAGTCTACCCCAACAGAAATACTAAAACTAAAAACTTTTGATGCTTTAGTTAAAGAACAGGTAGAATCTGGCAATTTTGTCATATTAAATATTACAGAAGAAGATGTTGCTAAAGAGGGCGGCTGGCCATTTCCCAGAAGAACACTAGCACAATTACAGGTTGACCTAATAAACGAAGGAGCCGTTGGGGTTGGTTGGGTTATGTCTTTTCCACAACCAGACAGAATGGGTGGTGATAAGGTTTTTTCACAAACATTAGCATACGCTCCATCAGTGCTGGCAATGTTTGAAGATGGAAGCAACAATTTTCCAAAACCAACTGGTACTGTTGTCAAAGGTAAAGCTGTTCAAGGTATTGTTTCAGAGGGTGTAGTACAAAATGTTGAAACATTAAGTACAAGCACTTTACAGGGATTGGCTATAGCGCCTACTGATATTGACCAGCTTGTAAGAAGAATACCACTACTTGTAAGCACGCCCAATAATGAGTGGATTCCTAGTTTTGGCACACAAATATATAAATCTTTATTTGATGTAAAAACTTACATTATAAAAACTAATGATAATGGTATAGAAGAAATATCAATAAGAGGAATACCACCTGTTAAAACAGATAGCCTTGGTCGTAAGTGGATTAGTTGGGTTGATACTCCACAAACTGACTTAAAAGAAATGAAAGTAGCAGGTAAGTTTGTATTTGTAGGTGTCACCGCTAACGGAGTTATGCCTCAGATTGCAACACCTGTTGGTTTGTTAGAACCACATAAAATACAAACAGCACTAGCAGAATCAATACTTATACAAGACAGTCCTTATATACCTGACTGGTCTATAGCGGCAGAGCTGGCTATTTTTATTGTTTTTGTTTTAGTCGTTTGGTTGGTTATACACAACACGGGCATGACTGCTGGTGCCATAAGTTATATTTTAGGTACATTTTTTCTAGCCTATTTAGGTTTTTGGATGATACAAAACGGTTTATTAATAGATGTAACATGGACATTAGTAGCTGGTTTTATTACAGGAGCCATAGCTTTTTATTTAAGATTTAGACAACAATTTAAACTACGCTTACAAATTAAAAAACAATTTGAGCATTACCTAGACCCAAGACAGGTAAAAAGACTACAAGATAATCCAAGCTTGTTAAAGTTAGGTGGTGAGAGGCGTGTTTGCAGCTTTCTTTTTACAGATGTGCGTGGCTTTACTTCTTTGTCAGAAAAATTAGAACCAGAAGAAGTTACAGACATAATGAACAAAGCTCTAACAGTACAGGTTGATTGTGTACAAAAAAATGGTGGCATGGTAGATAAATTTATAGGCGATGCATGTATGGCTATATTTAACGCACCACTAGACTTAGAAAACCATGCAGAGCTTGCTGTTAAGACAGCTATTGAAATACAAGAAGCTATAAAAGAACTCAATAAAGAATTGCCACATAAAATAGCTATTGGTGTGGGTGTAAACACAGGTGAGGCTGTAATAGCCAACGTAGGTAGCGACACTCGGTTTGATTATTCAGCTATAGGTGATGCTGTAAATACAGCAGCCAGACTAGAGTCTGCAACAAAAGAAGTGGGTGTAGATATATTAATTGGAGAAAACACTGCCCAAAGTGTTAAATATAAGTTAAAATCTTTAAAAGCAATAAAAGTTAAAGGTAAAGCGAAAGCTTTAAAAATTTATACACTAAAATAGCATGGCTAGAAATTATAAAAAAGAATACAGAGAGTATCACAGCAAACGCGAGCAAAAAGAAAACAGAGCTATGAGAAATGCCGCAAGGGCAATAATGAAAAAATTAGGCAAAACATATACTGGCGATTCTAGGGATGTTGCTCACAAAGACAACAATCCAAGAAATAATAAACCTTCTAACTTAGTAATGCAAAGCAAGAAAAAAAACCGTTCAAAAAAGTGAGATTTATGGCAACAACAAAAGAAGCAATAAATAAAATAGAAACTCATGAAAAAGAATGTTCTATCAGATATTCAAATATAGAAAAAAGACTAGAAGATGGTGCAAAAAGATTTGATAAATTAGAAAACATGATATGGGCGGTATATCCGTTTATTTTAGTGTCATTGGTTTTGTCCAGATTTGTTTAGTGAAACAAAAACTAAAACTTTTTTATAATTGGTTTGTAAGTCTATTTCAAACACGTTATAAAATAATAGTATCTTTTAATAAAGAGTATGGAGATACTGATGATAAAAGCTATATGTCAAAAAAAATACTTATACAAAAAGAAAAACATCTTAAATTTAGAACTCTCGATAAAAAATTAATTGAATATAGAAGCTCCACAGGATTAAACTATATTATTGAGGAAGACGAATAATGCAACAAGTTTTAATAGGAATAATTATAGTGTTAGGGCTTGGTGGCTATTGGTTATATAACGAAAACGTAACCTTAAAAGCTAACAATCTTAGCTTAGAAAAAGCTATAGCCACGCAAGAAGAAGCTATAAAAACTTTACAAAATGATTTTGAGCTACAAACAACACAGCTAAACGAGCTTAGTCTTAAAAGCCAAGCGGCACAAAGAGAGCTAAACAGATACACACAATTTATAAAAGACTATGAACTATCTGCAAAAATACTTGCAGACCCAGTAGAAATGGAAAGGAAAATAAATAATGGTACAAAACATATCATGGAAGACATCGAGAAAATCAGCAATGTTGTTGATGACCTTGATGATGGCTTGCAGTTGCAGTCTGATTCCGACTAAACAAATAGAGGTTACAGCAAAACCACTAGATAGGAAAATAGTACAACCTATTATGCCTAGAGAAATAGACTTAAAAGAGCCTATGTGGATTGTTGTTACTCCTGATAATTGGGAAGAACAATTAGCTAGAATAGAAGAACAAGAAGGAGAATTAGTATTTTTAGCTATGACAATACCTGATTACGAGGTCATGGCTTATAATATGCAAGAACTAAAAAGGTATATAAATGAACTTAAAGAAGTTGTTGTGTATTATAGGAAGGTTACTACAACTAAAAATGGAGATAAATAAAATGAAAATATCACAAGATGGTATAGATTTAATAAAACACTTTGAGGGATGTCCCATGAAAGACGGCATGGTTGTTTCTTACAGATGCCCAGCAGACAAGCCAACCATAGGGTTTGGTAGCTTAAAGCTTATTGATGGCAGTCCTGTACAGGATGGCATGACTATAAGCAAACAAGATGCAGAAGATTTGTTAGCACATGAACTGCATGAGTATGAAGGTTATATTAATGACATGGTAAATGTTGATTTAAAACAAAACGAATTTGATGCTCTTGTTTCTTGGGTATTTAATTTAGGACCAAGCAATCTATCTGCTTCTACGTTATTAAAAGTTTTGAATAATAAAGACTGGGCAGATGTACCCAACCAAATTAAAAGATGGAATAAAGTGTCTGGCGTGCCAAACGAAGGTTTAATGAAAAGAAGAAATGCAGAAGCATTGTTGTTTGAAGGCAAAGAATGGGGTAAAGTCTAGTAGACATGCTTGTTTGTGGATGTTCTCATATCTCCTCTCTCCCACAGAGTATGTCGGGAGAGTCAAAAACGTCCTTTAAAACTAATTGGCTCTCCACCTAATGCTAAATTTAGAAAATATAAAATCATTTGATGCCTTATCAAGAGATGAGCAAGTTGAAGCGCTTACGTTAATTGATAAGTGGAAAAATCTAAACTCAAGAGATAAATGTAGAGATAATTTTTTAGAATTTGTTAAATATCAATGGGATGGCTTTATAATGGGAAGACATCACAAAGTTTTAGCAGAAAAACTAAACCGTATATCTCAAGGCAAATGCAAAAGGTTAATGGTTATGTTGCCACCTAGACATTCAAAGTCAGAGTTTGCATCCACCTATTTTCCTGCATGGATGATGGGTTTAAACCCAAGTTTGAAAATTATACAAGCAACTCACACAGCTGAGTTAGCTGTTAGGTTTGGCAGAAGAGTGCGTAACATTATAGATAGCGAAGAGTATCAAACCATATTTCCAAACATAAGCTTATCCGGTGATAACAAGTCAGCAGGACGTTGGACAACCGATGATGGCGGAGAAGCTTTTTATTCAGGAGTGGGTGGCGCAATAACAGGTCGTGGCGCTGATTTACTTATTATTGATGACCCACACTCAGAACAAGATGCTATGTCGCCGACTGCAATGGATGCAGCTTGGGAGTGGTACACAAGTGGACCACGCCAAAGATTGCAGCCCGGCGGCACCA